CGAACGACCGCGGGAAAAACCGCTTCATGATGTTCGCGGCCCACCGCATCCGCCCCCAGTGGCCGGCCATGCGGCCGTCGAAGGGCGTCATGCAGCCCGCGTAGAGGTAGAGCAGCGTCGTGGCCGACAACTTGCCCACCATGACGATCACGGGCTTGTCCTCGCCGCCGCTCCAGTCCACGTAGGACTGAAGCGAAGTCGATTCGTCGTGCCCGATCTCGACACGGAAACCGACGTTCATGTCGCACGCCTCGTTCAGCAGGGCGACCGTCGCGGCGAACTTCTCCATCCGCTCCGCATACTCGCCGCGGAACGGCTTGGACTTGGCGAAGCGATTGGCGGCCCGGCAGACACCAGCGGGGAACCGCTGGCGATCGACCAGGACGTCGGCGATACAGGTGGGAGCAGCGTTCATGGGATTCTCCTTCAAGGGTAATGGGACCTCATCAGGCACCGCCTTACGGTGCGACGCCCCAAAGGGCGTTTCGGTCTATGACTCGTCGCGACTGATCCGCTGCATCGCCTGCCTCGCCCGCCTGTCGTGCGACATCCAGAAGTCGATTGCCTGCCGCACAAGCTCCGCTCGACCGCCGGCGATGCCCAACTCCGCGACCAGCCGCTCCAGCGTTTCCATCTGCGGCTTCGTGAGCCGCACCGACAGCAACGTGCCTCTGGATTCGGGCTTGTCCTCGCGTGAAAACCTCATCGAATGTCCTCCTGCTCGCCCCACTGCCGGACCTCGCCGGCCCTGAACCGTTCCACCTTGCCCGGCAACGCACCCGGCAAGGAACCGAGGTAGTAGGATCGGCCCGTCTCGCCCACGTGCAAGGGCTGCCCGTTGTCGGCGGCGGCGATCAGACTGTCCCGCCACAGCCCGAGCATGACGATCGGGCTTTCGCCACGGCACTTCCGCACCGCTCGCCCGCACCGGTCAATAAGACGTCCGTCGCTGTGCTCAACGAGCATCGCCAAGACCTCCGAATCGCACTCCGTGACGGCGTGAAGCCCGTGGTGGCGAGCGATCGCCTCATGGTTGCGGATTACTCCGTTGTGAACGACCCAGCCGCCATCGCAGGGGTGGGGGTGGTTGTTGAGATTGTTCTCCGGGTTGCCGTGCGTGGCGTATCGGCAATGCCCGATAAGCATCACCGCATCCTTTGCCATCGCCAGCAGCGGCAGGGCGTCAACGATCCGCCCCGACTGCTTGAACATCCGCAGCCTGCCGTCCTTCGTCACCCATGACATGCCCCAAGCATGGGGGCCGCGGGACATGGTCACCTCCGCGATCTCTGCCAGGATTTCAAGATCCACGGTGTTGTCCTTCTTCGCCACGAATCCAAACACGCCGCACATAGGTCATCTCCTTCGGGGTTGTAGGCTCATCAGGCACCGCTTCACGGTGCGACGTCGAGCGTGAGCTTGCGGGACTTTACTGCGGGCAGATGCCGCCACCCTGTCCCACGCTCGACGTTTCGCCTTGGAGGGCTGCTAGGCCCTCGCGTCGTATTTCTTGGCAAGCCGCATCAACTCACGCTTCACCTCCTTGATGGTCGGGCCGTCCTCCACGAACAGGTCGCCGAACGTGTGTGACTCGCGGCCCTTTGTCCACCCGAGGGCGTAGTAGAGGCGGCAGAGGGCGGTCTGCCCCTCTCCCTTGCGGGCAATCGGGCTCGTGGGCTTCGGCACCTTGGCGGTGAACTGGGCCGTCCGCGTGGAGGCGAGGGTCTTCTCGACCAGCCCGATCACCGTCAGGACATGCCCGAGGATCTTGGTGACGTTCAGCGTGGCAGCGAACGGGCGGAACTCGACCGTCGGCTTGTCGGTGATCGTGTTCACGATGTAGTAGCGGGTCGCGGTGCGGTGCTGCATGGCACGATCCAGGGACCCGTAGCGGGCCAGCCCGCTGCACCACCGACCGTTCTCGCGGGCCTTGGTGCCCGTCTGGGCGTAGATTGCCTTTTCAAAGTTGGCAACCATCGCGACCAACTTCCGAAGGGCGACGGCTTTCCGCTTGTCGAAGCCCACGTGGATGTGCAGCCCGCAGGAGGCGTTCACCTTGCCACCCCTGGCGATGATCTCGCGGATGGCGGCGATCATCTGCTTGATGCCTTCCTTGCCCTTCAAGACGGGCGAGACGAACTCGCAGGCCTCGTGGCCGGCGACGTCGGCATGGATCGAAGGGTCGCGGTCGGCGAGCCACCCGGCGGGCAGCCACGGGACCTGACGGCCGTGGCCGTGGCCACCGACTTGGACCGTGCCGTAGGGCACCGTGGTCTCGATTTCGATCCCAAACGTCATTTCGTTGACATTCACCGACATGATTCGTCTCCTTTGCTGTTGGTTGTGATCCAGTCGCATGGCTCACGACTGACGAAATACATCATCGTCATCCGTGGGCGAATGTCAACAGCGCAATCCAGATTTTTTCTTTCCCCTGTCGGTTCTCCTTTGGCCTAAAGGGGTTAGGCTGGAGGAAAATCCGCCTAGCACGAGGGTTTTTTGGGTTCCCGCCCCCCGCGGGGCGTCAAAAGGGCTGCAATCCGATGAGGCTGACACCTGAACAGCAGTCCATGCTCAACGAACAGTTGAGCAAGGCCCGCGCCGTTGTCCGTGAGGTCAACAAGATCAAGCGCGGCGCGGCCCCTGACGGGCGAGCCGCCTACGAATCGCACCGCGAGCGGGCCGCGGCTCGTGCCGCCGAGCTGTCCGAATCCGGCCGCGACATCGGCGAGATGCCGGCGGTCGTGAACCAGGCCCGCAAGGACGCGGCTCGCACCTCCTTCCGGTCGTTTTGCGAAGCCTACATGCCTGCGACGTTTTGCCTGGAGTGGTCCGACGACCACCTGGAGACGATCGCGGCGGTGGAAGCCGCCGTGGTCCGCGGCGAGCTGCTGGCGTTCGCCATGGCCCGCGGCTCCGGAAAGACGTCGCTCGTGGAGGCGGCGGCACTGTGGGCCTTGCTCTACGGCTACCGCGAGTTCGTCACGATCATCGGCAGCGATGAAGGGCACGCCTCGACCATGCTGGACAGCATCAAGGTCGAGTGCGAAACCAACGAACTGCTCCTGGAGGACTTCCCCGAGGCGGTGTTCCCGATCGTGGCCCTGGAGCGGATCCACCAGCGGGCGAAGGGCCAGCTCTACAAGGGCAAGCCGACCCACATCCAGTGGACGGCCAACGAGGTGCAGTTCCCGACGATCCCCGGCTCACCGGCCTCCAGCGGCATCATCCGGGTGGCCGGCATCACCGGCCGCATCCGCGGTATGACCGCAAAGCGGGCGGCGGACGGCCGGAAGGTGCGGCCGTCGCTCGTGCTGATCGACGATCCGCAGACCGACGAGTCGGCCCGCAGCCCGTCCCAGGTGGCTGCCCGCGAGGCGGTGCTGAAGGGAGCGATCCTCGGCCTGGCCGGGCCGGGCGTGAAGATCGCCGGCCTGGCAACCGTGACGGTGATTTGCCCGGACGACCTGGCAGACCGGCTCCTGGACCGCGAACGGCATCCGGCCTGGCAGGGCCGCCGCTTCCGGCTGGTCTACCAGTGGCCGGCCGCGACGGCCCTGTGGGACGAATACGCCGAGCTGCGGCGGCGTGGCCAGCGGGACGGGAACGGCACGACCGCCGCCGACGAGTTCTACGCCAAGAACCGCGAGGCGATGGACGCCGGAGCCAAGGTCGGCTGGCCAGCTCGCAAGCAATCCGATGAGCTGTCCGCGATTCAACACGCCTGGAACCTCCGCATCGACCGCGGCGAGGCGGCGTTCGCTGCCGAGTTCCAGAATGACCCCCTGGAAGACGCCTCCAGGGCGGACGGGCTCCAGCCGGCCGACGTCGCCAGCCGCGCCATCAACGTCCCGCGCTGGACCGTTCCGCGCGGCCTCGACACGCTCACCGCGTTCGTGGACGTCCAGAAGGAGCTGCTCTACTGGGCCGTCGTGGCATGGGGCCACCAGTTCCGCGGCCACGTGGTGGCCTACGGCACGTACCCCGACCAGGGCCGGGCCTACTTCACGCTGCGGGACGCCAAGAAGACCCTCTCGCGTGCCCACGGTGCAAACGTGGAGGCGGCGATCCTCGCGGGCCTGGAGGCCCTCGCCGGCGACCTGCTCGAGCGGGAGTTCGTCCGCGAGGACGACGACGCCGTGCTGCGGCTGGGGCACCTGTTCATCGACGCGAACTGGGCACAGTCGCAGGGCGTGGTCAGAGACTTCGCCCGCCGGTCGAAGTGGGGGCCGAGGGTGCTGCCGACCCACGGCCGGTTCGTCGGGGCGTCGTCGCAGAATCTCGGCGACAAAGCCCCCGACCGCGGCGAGCGGATCGGGGCCAACTGGCGGACATCGACCATCACCCGCCAGCGGCACGTGCTCTACGACACGAACGCCTGGAAGACGTTCGTGGCCGCACGGTTCAAGCTGCCGCTTGGCGACCCGCAAGGGCTGACCGTCCATACCGGCGAGCACGACATGCTCGCGGAGCAGCTGTCGAGCGAGGTGCCGGTCCGCGTCGAGAGCCGGCAGCGGGTGGTGGACGAGTGGCGGCTGATCCCGGGCCGGGACAATCACCTCTGGGACTGCGTGATCGGGGCGGCCGTGGCGGCGAGCTACTCCGGGATCTCGGCCGTGGGGGCCGAGAGCACGAAGGTGGCCCCGGCCCGCGTGATCACGTCGGAGGAGATGGCTGCCAGGCGGGCGGAACTGCTCGCGAAACTGGGCCGATAGCCTCGGTTGACGGATACTGCATCCGTGGGAGGCTGCGGGCGGTTCGGTCACTCCCTGCTGAGAACGTCGGTCCCGCTCCCGACAGGCGGGGCGGGGCCGACTCTCACCGCAACCGAGGGCAACATGCCCAGCAAGCCGCAAGACCTGAAGCTCCGAAACGCCGTTGTCGAAGGCGAGAAGGCCGAGTGCCAGCAGTGGAGCGTCGTCGGCGGCGGCGAGTGCGGCCGGTCGGTGTTCCTGCCGGCGATGATGTTCGACGAGGGCGACGCGCGAGACATGCGGCGGCTCGCGGCGTGGCTGGAGAAGGCTGCGGCGTGGGTGGAGGAGCGGGTGCGATGAACGACCGCGACGACTTCGCCGCTGCGGCGTGGGCTGTCATGTCAGGCAGTCGGTACTACGACGTGTACGACGTGCAAGGCGAGGCCGAGGCGATCTGCCGGTGGCTGTGCGAGGATGAGTCTGGCGACATCTGGCGGGTGGTGCCGCTGGTGCCGTGTGACGCTACACCGCAAGCGCGCGCTACCTCTGGCGAGTGCAGCGTGCCGACGGAGTGTACGGAGCCAGTGGCGTGGGCGGTGGTCTACCAGCCGCAGCCAACGCTCACCGACGAGGAGCGTGGTGCGGTGGATCGCGCCGCCCAATGGCTGCGCCGCTGGCAGGAGACGCACGGCTACCACTCGGCGGAGTCTGGCGACCTCGCCACGCTGCGGGGGCTGCTGGAGCGTACAAAATGAGAACGACACGGATCAGGAGCGGCGAACTATGAACACTGGCAACACGCAGGACGGTGCCGAGCCGTCTCCTGCATCCGTTGGTTCTGTGTCCATTGGTGAGTCGCAGAGCATGGGGTACGACGAGTGGTATTGCAATTGGTATCGCTGCCCCAGGTGCGAAAAGGAACACATCGCCCGCTCGTTTGGTTACTGCCCCGACTGCGGCGTGCAACTTCAATGGCAGGCGCATCAGCCTCCAGGCCCGTGACCACAGAACCATGTAATTGAGCACCAGTCACCCGTGGATAATCCGGATCTGCCTGATTATTCCAACGCCATGACCGACTTCTCCCCCATCACCGCCGGCGTCATCTTCGCCACATACGTCGCGGTGGACATCCTCTACGCCGCGTACATCATCGCCGTCGAGAAGCGGCGGCCGCTCACGGCGGCCTCGATCTCATCGGTGCTGTACTCGCTCCTGGCCTTCGGCGTCATCACCTACTCGAAGAACCCGATCTACCTCATCCCGCTCGCCTCCGGGGCGTGGCTCGGCACCTACCTGACGGTGCGTTTTCACCGGCAAACGAACACGTAGCCGCGGTCGGAAAATGGTGGCGTCCGCACCCGCCGGAGGCCGCCGCCATGCACGTCGATCAAGTCTGGGAAGACTTCTACCTCGACCTCGAGGCGATGGCCGACGAGCTCTCCGGCATCGAGTTCCTCCGGGCACACCTCTGAACGCCGGTACAGTGGTGGTAGGGCGAAGCATCGCCCCCACCACCGGAGCCGGCCCGTGGCCAACGAAGACGTCGTCGAAGCGGTCGCCGCGAATCTCGCGCAACCGCGCCGTGCCCGGACGGACGCCGGCGAGGTGGAGCAACACGAGCTCGACCGCCAAGTGGCCGCCGCGGACTTCGTGATCCGCTCGCGTGCCGCCGCCGGCTCGCCGTTTGCGTGTCTGCGGATGGCCCGCATCGAATCCCCCGGGGCCACCGGCTGATGGGCCTGCTCGGCAACATCCTCGGGCAGTCCAGGCGGTCGCTGGAGGCGACGATCGCCCGGCAGCGGCACGTCGTCACCAACCTCATCCGGGCACGGTACGACGCCGCCCAGACCACCCCGAGCAACAAGAACCACTGGAGCCAGGCCGACCACATGGCGGCCGACGCGGCCCTCTCGCCGTGGGTGCGGCGGACGCTCCGCTCCCGTGCCCGCTACGAGGCTGCGAACAACGGCTACCTCGCCGGCATGGTGGCGACACTCGCAACCGACCTCGTGGGCAAGGGGCCGACGCTGCTTCTCGACTGCGGGCCGGACGCCAACCAGGCAGCCGTGGCCCGGGTGGAGGAGAACGTCTTTGAGTGGCACCAGGAGATCGACCTGGCCAAGAAGCTCCGCACGCTCCGCACGGTGAAGGCGATCGACGGGGACGGGTTCGCGCTCCAGACGACCAACCGCCGGCTGCGGAACGTGCAGCTCGACCTCCGGCTGGTCGAGGCCGAGATGATCGCCGACCCGGCGAGCCGGTTCGAGTTTGCCGGCGTGGTGGACGGCGTGCGGTTCGATGCCGACGGCAACCCGTCGGAGTATTTCCTCCTCGACCACCACCCGGGCTCGCTGCACTTCGGCGTGACGCTCGGCGGCCGGTGGGTCGACGCCCGCTACGTCCACCACTACTTCCACGCAACCCGCCCCGGGCAGCACCGCGGCGTCGGCGAGGTGGTGCCGGCCCTCGAGCTGTTCGCCATGCTCCGCCGCTACCAGTACGCGGTCGTGACCGCTGCGGAGACGGCCGCCGACTTCGCCGCGATCTTCAAGACCACGATGCCGGCGAGCGGCACCGCTGCGGCTCTGCCGCTGGCCGAGACGCTGCCGATCATGCGAGGCATGGCGATGGCGGCCCCGGAGGGGTGGGAGCCGTTCCAGATGAAGGCGGAGCAGCCCACGAGCACCTTCGACGCCTTCGAGCGGCGAATCCTGATGCAGATCAGCCGGTGCCTGTCGATGCCGTACATCGTCGCGGTGATGGACGCGACCGGGGCGAACTACTCCACGATGCGGGGCGACTACCTCGTGTATCGCCAGCACATGAACGCCGAACGGGCGGACGTGGAGCGGGTGATCCTCGACCCGCTGCTCCAGCGGTGGATCGACGAGGCCGCCGTGGTGGACGGCATGATCCCCGACGGCCTGCCGCCCCGCGACCAGTGGACATGGCGGTGGCGGTGGGACGGCCACGAGCACATCGACCCGCTCAAGGAGGCCAACGCGGAGAGCGTGGGCCTGGAGAACAAGACCGTGAGCCGGTCGGAAGCCTGTGCCCGTCGCGGCAAGGACTGGCGGCAGGTGTTCCGCCAGATCGCCGCCGAGGAGGCCTACGCGGCTGAACTGGGCATCGACCTCTCGACGCCCGATCAGCAGCCGTTGCCTGAAGACCCAGAGGAGGCCAACGCATGAGCCAGGTCAACCCGTTTTCGCTTCGTGCAGAGTTCTCGATCCGGGCCGCGGCCGAGGGAGATTCGGTCGCTTCGCCCACGTTTGAGATCGAAGCCTACAGCGGCGATGCGATCAGGCAGTATTGGTCGCGCTACCCGATGGTAGTCGATCTTGCTGGCCTCAAGGCGACCACGCCGATGCCGGCACTCTACGGCCACTCTGGCGACGGCGGATTCACCGGGAAGCCGCTCGACGGTGTGCTCGGTCAGATCATGGCTGCTGAGAACAACGGGCAGCGCCTTCGCGTGTCTGGCGACATGATGGGCGAGGGTGAGACCTATGGGCGCGTGATCTCGCTTGCCCGCAAGGGGTTCAAGTTCCAAGCCAGCATCGGTGCCGACATCCATCGCACCGAGTTCGTCGAGGCCGGCAACAAAGTCACGGTCAACGGCCGCGAGTTCTCTGGCCCGATCACGGTGGTGCGTGCGAGCACGCTCCGCGAAGTCTCGATCGTCCTCATGGGTGCCGATCCCAATACCTCGGCCGCGATCGCTGCGGAAGCGAATGATGGAGGTTTCCACATGGCGGATCACGCCAACCAGAAGCCCGACGAGGTCAAGGCCTCGGCGGACGCCACGGCGAAGGTCGCCGTGGAAGCCAAGGCCCCCGAGGCCGTGACGCCGCCCGCTCCCACCGTGGACCTGGGCGTGCTCAAGGCCGAGCTGCTCGAGCAGCTGCGGAAGGAGGTCAAGGCCGAAGCCCTCGCGGACATCCGTGCCGACCGTCCCGCCGCTCCGGCGGTCCACGTCGTCGCAAAGCCGGCCGAGACCGACGAGATGCTCGTCGCCTCGATCTGCATGGCCGGCAACCTGCCGGGCGTGGAGAAGCAGTTCGGCGAGCGGACGCTCGAAGCCGCCCACAAGCGGCGGAACATGGGCCTCCAGGAGATGCTCCTCCGTGCGGCGAAGGCGAACGGCTACCAGGGTGACGCCTACAAGCTCACCGACGGCAACCTCCGCGACGTGCTGAAGGCTTCGTTCGGATCGAGCACCCACTCGATCGCCAACGTGGTCGGCACGGCCTACGGCAAGTTCCTCCTCAACGGCTACACCTCGGTGGAGTCGGTGTGGGATCGGATCTCCATGATCCGCCCCGTCTCCGACTTCAAGGCGGTGACCGGCGTTCGCGTGAACGGCGGTTTCGTGTTCGAGGA